GAGAAGGAGCCGTGTAACATAAAATCAACCATCATAATAAAATGTCCTGATTGCCCTCTAAAATGCCCTGTGTTGCGTTGTAATCAACAAAACGGGTCATACCCCCCCACCCTTGTTTTAAAGGTACCGGGAATAATAATATTTTACACCTTACTCAGCAGTAAAGACAGACTCTGTATTAATTTAACTAGTTCCTGTTCTTCTGCGTCGCCACGTGGTGTTACCCGTTGTAAGTAATAACTGATTGCCCGCGCCTCTTCTGTGGTAAAGGTGAATAGTCTAATAATACTATTTGACATGCCTACACTTCCTTGGATTTGAACGAGTACTTATAGGCATCTTTCTTACGCTTGAGGTGCTACGCACCGGTTCGGAACCGTAGGTTCCTAAGGTATTTAGTCCGTTCTCCGGGCTTCGCCCTCCGAGCCGGGTTCGTCGCCTTCGGCTCCTCACGGTTTGGGGTAGTTTTATTATTACACTCAGTTTAGAAAGAAAAAAAAGAAAAAAAGAAAGAAGTAGGTTGCAGGTAAACCAGAACAGGGAATGCTTACTCCCCCCACTTTTTGCTTCAGTGTTTGAAGCCAGGAAAGTTGTGTGCTCAGTTTTCACTGTAGCCGACCCGTAACCTGTAGTTCTTTTCAGAAAGAGTGTACCTTTGTCCGTAAGGACATCGTTTAAGGGCAACGGTTCTAGTCCTACACCACCGTGGCTCCCTATGTCTCAGCAAGGAGTCCCCACGGGCTGCTTTTCACAGTGCCCCTCTAGCCGCGTGAGGGATGCGTTGCCAATCCTGTTGGCCTATCACTATGACTTCAGTATAGCACACCTATCGTGTAGGGCGTGAACCTTTCACGTAGTTGACCTTGCCGTTGACCAAGAAATATTTCCGGCCATCCTTGGCGGTCTTGATATCCTTGGGGTCCAAGGGGACGAAGGTGCGGTTCCGCCATGCATATCTTGAACGACCAATTGGTCGGTTGTGGTTTGCTTTGCTGGGATTGTACTTCATCTTATCCTTTAGCGTTTTTCTTACTTGTATCAAACTTGTATTGAACAGGTGCGGTCCCACTGAGACTAACCCCATAATCCCAGTGGAACCCACCGTTCCCCGTATGACAATAGTACCACACCGGTAGACGATTCACCGGACGCACAGAAACTTGTAACACAACCGTAACAAATGTAAGAAATGCGCCTTTAAGTAGGAACTCTTGAAGAAGGAACGATATGGCACGTACTGAATTAACTCGTCTTCAAGAAGAATATCTGGACTGGCTCCTCCTGGACCCCGATATGCGTATTCCCAGTACCAACGGTGCTTGGGCCGAAGAGCATGGTGTGTCCCCTAATACCTTGACAAACTGGAAGAAGATTCCAATTTTTGAGCAACGGTGGAAGGACGGCATCCGAGGACAAGCCGTTAATCCCGAGCGCACCCAGATGCTTCTTGATTCATTATTTAAAAAAGGCATTAACGGTGATGTTAAGTCCGCCCAGTTGTACCTACAGGCTACTGGTCAGATGGATAAGAACACCACTATCAATGTAAAAACCGAGAAGGCGTCCGATTTGTCGGATGCTGAACTTGAGGCGCTCATTGCCGAATACGCACAAAAAGAACGTAAGCAGCGGGATGAAGATGTCAAACTTGACGCCAAGGATGTTCCCAGGCTGAGGAAGGTCATCAAAGATGCTGAGCAACTTAAAAAGTCTTGAGAACCCTAGATGGTAAATAACCTGTATGCTGGCGGTGGCGCTCAGGCATTTCAGGGGCAAAATAACCCGCTGTATGTCCAGAACCAGAACGAACTAAAGTCTGCTTTTGCCGCCCTGCAAAGGGACATTGCCAGCGCTGGTGCTCCGATTGGCGGGGTGATTATGTGGGTTGGCACCACGGCGAACATCCCGACTGGTTACGCTGTTGCTAACGGCGCTTCCCTGAGTACCAGCACATACGCATCGCTGTTTAATATTATCGGCTACCGCTATGGTGGTTCTGGTGGGTCTTTCCTGTTGCCGGACTTTACTGGCCGGGTTCCCGAAGGCATTACTGGCGCACCTACGGTTCCTGGCACGGCAACTACTAACGCCGCCTCAGCCGTTGATGCTCATACACATAGTGTCAACAGTTCTTTTACTGCCGGTAGTGTTAACAGTTCATTTACCGCAGGCAACGCAGCATCTCACATTCATGCTGACACTTTTAGTGCCGGTAGCGTAAACTCAACGTTCAGCGCTGGTAATGTGAACAACCACACCCACAACGTCGCCGGAAACACTGGAGGCCGGTCCGCCAACCACTCTCACGGTTACTTTAAACCCAACTCAGGTTCAAACGTCAACACTACTGGTGAAAACGCTGACCATAGCCACGGATTCAGTGTTAGTTCGTCTGGTGTAAACGCAGCATACAGCCCTAACTCAACCTTTACGGCTGGCAACGTGAACTCGTCCTTTACGGCTGGTGGGGTTAACACAGCCATTGGCGTGAACTCGTCCTTTACGGCTGGCAACGTCAACTCCTCGTTTACCGCTGGTAATGCCAGCACAATTAACGCCTCAACCCCAGCACATACTCACACGCTAGCGTCACTAGAAATTATTTTCATCATAAGGATTGCATAAATGAGACTTCAAGATGCAATACAACGACCTGGCGCACCAGGATACTTCTACCGAAAAATTGGACTTAATGACACACATGGTGTTTTTTCAATAGCACGAATGGCTGTGCCTGCTCAAATGGGTAGGGAAAACGGCATGCGCAGATGTGATGGTCGGAGAAAAGTCGGACCTTTGTTCCATCACACATACGATATTGAAAATGCGTTATGTTCCTGTGGTTCGTCCGAAGAACCCAGTTCATTAACTGGTCACCATATTATTCGTTTCGGCAACATCGCTGCCTTATACCCCGTAATAGAAGTTCCTAATTATGGTGTAATTTTATATTATGAGTTAGACAATGCCTCCGATGAAGATTTGTCGGTTATGGCACACCACTCGGAATCATCTAGAACATTACAAGAATTGTTTCGCCTAATGCTGGAATGGAAATCAGCATTCGTAGGCGGTGTAGCAGAATCTTTAGCAGAAACGTGCTACAATATGTGGAATGCACTTGATGTGCCTGAACAAGTTGAAAATTGGCTTACCAACGATATGCCACCAGAAAAGGTAAATCGTTATCTAGAAGGCGACCCACAAGCACGGATTCGCAATCCATTACTAATTCCCGAAATCCCAGATTTTTTTAGCGAATGGTTATATAACCAAATTATTTCCTGCAATGGTATCGGAACATACGACCGTGCTGTTCTCTGACCACTATGACCAACCCGGAGCACCAGGCTATTACCACAAGATAGTCGGTGCTACCGACAACATCGGTGTTTTTGCTTTAACAAGGGCTGGCATTTCACCAGACCTTGCTGAAGTCTACCCGCATGTTCGTTGTGATTCCGCTGCCACTGGTCCATTGAGTTTTCATTACGAAGTTGATGGTAAATGCGTTTGTGGAAGCGATGAACTACCAGACCCATATACCGGCGACCATGTTGTATTGGCCGAAGATTTAACTATGTATTACCCAGTCATTGAAGCATTGCCATACGGATTTATTGTTTATTTAGAATTAGACGAAGATGAAAAAGAAGAACACATGATTCGTCGCCCATACCATACGAGAACTCTCCAAGAAATGTTGCGTTATCTAGTTGAGTGGGATTGGGCATATCGGGAACTCGGTTCCACCGAAGAAGTGGCAATTGTTAGTCACGGAATGCTAGATGTAATGGGTTTTCCAGACAATCTTCGTCAATGGGTAATCAACCAAATCCCATATGAAAAACTGGGTAGATTTTTGCGTGGAGATTCCGATGCTAACGCACGAACTACAGAGCCAATTCCTGAACTTTCTATGGAAATCAACGAGTGGCTTGTGAGTCAGATAACGAAATGCCGTGCATTTGGAGGCTATGATTATGAAGATGTTACTGCAGATTCGTGATTTATCTAGTACTATTGGTATAGTAAAAACAATTAGAAGGAGCCAATAATGATTACAGCAGGTTATCCCGCCGGTAAAGTGGGGCAGATTTTAGTTGTTGACGGATTAATGGGCAGTGTGCCCGCTGAATTCCTCAACAGAATTACGGTTCATTGGTCAGAATCATTTCAAGGAAGAACCCTTGGCGGATTTATGCCATCAATTAAACTGAGTGATGATTTATATTATGGTACTAACAGTGGTTTGGTATGGACAGAAGAAGATAAAGAACTAGAACAAAAGATATGTGATGCCTTAACTGCCGCAATCGCAATCTACCGGCAGAACTATACTCACCTTGATACTTGGGTACGCATTGAGGACTCTGGTTTTCAGGTTCAGCGTTATACTAAGAATCAAGGTTTTTATCGTGTTCATGTTGATTCATTCCCTATTCCAAACTCACCAATTTCTAACCGAGTATTGGCTGCGATTATCTACCTCAATGATGTTGAATATGGTGGCGAAACAAACTTCCCATTGCACGAAGTTAAAGTTGCGCCTAAGGCGGGGCGAATCTGTTTATTCCCAGCAACCTTCACTCATCCCCATGAGTCATGCGTAGCCATTACTTCTGATAAGTGGATAATTAGTACATTCATCTGCAACACCGAAGGTACACCTGAGCCAGAACACCACCATCACGAAGACCACGCCCATGAGCCCCCTCCCCTCATTATGGGACCAATGCCCGAACCACTGGACTTTGATGAAGTAATTGCTGCAGTATAATGGTTGCACTACAAGAACTCATTGATGAACATAAGTTCCGCAAGTGTCGTGGTCCGGGCGAAAACCCAACGACCGACGACTTGGTTGAAGCATTTACTTTCTTTTGCTCAAACTATGTGTTTATCAAACACCCGTCACGAGGCAAGATTCCGTTAAATCTACGCGGTGCACAGATAGAGGCAGTACGGGCGTGGATTGACAAGCGCTACACCATCGTTCTTAAGTCCCGTCAGATTGGTTTCTCTACCCTGGCTGCAGCGTTTGCCTTTTGGACTGCCTTCTTCTGGTCTGACCGATTCGTAGTTATGTTGTCAAAGACCGAGCGTGAAGCCAGCAAACTTCTGTCAAAAACCAAATATCTGTATAAGTTTTTACCAGACTGGCTCAAGAAGCGTGGCCCTGAACTTATTCAGAACAACGTACTCAAGATGGTGTTTGACAACGACAGCATCATTGAATCATTACCATCGGCAAACGACCCTGCTCGTGGTGAGTCGGTGTACTTGGTAATCATTGACGAGATGGCGTTCTTGCCTAACCCCGAAGAAGCGTGGGCAGCCATTGAACCAATTGCTGACGTAGGTGGTCGTGTTATCTGTCTGTCAACGGCAAAGGGCGAAGGCAACATATTCTATAACCTCTGGATGGGCAGCCAGTCTGGCACCAATAGATTTACCGGAATCTTCTTCCCGTGGTCAGCGAACGAAGACCGCGATATAAGTTGGTACGAAGCCCAAGCCAAAGAACTACCCGACTGGCAGTTGCACCAGGAATATCCCAGCAACCCAGACGAGGCGTTTATTCGTTCTGGGCGCCCCGTATTTGATATTGACGCTTTACATCGCCAGGTCATTGACAAACCTCAACGGGGATACCTGAAGCAGTTGCACTCGGGAGTTAACTCCTACATCTATGAACAGGACGGTGGAGCGCTCAAGGTATGGCAGTTGCCCGCATTTGGTTCTACGTACACCATTGGGGCTGACGTAGCCGAAGGGCTGGCTCGTGGTGACTTCTCCTCGGCCCACGTCGTTGACGCCAAGAGTGGATTGGTTGTAGCCCACTGGCACGGGCACATTGACCCAGATAAATTTGGTGAAATATTATACGGTCTCGGGCATTTCTATAACGCTGCACTTATTGGTGTGGAGTCCAACAACCACGGTCTTACCACGCTGACCAGCCTGTATAAAGGTAATTACCCCAACATCTACCGCCAGCGCCGTCTGAACCAGCGTAATGCCGAGGCATCAGACACGCTCGGTTGGAGAACCACCAGCCTGTCAAAGCCCCTGGCAGTGGACGAATTGAACGCCAATATCCGTGATGGGGTGCTAGAGATTAGGTGCGAAAATACCATTGCCGAACTAAAAACATTCGTCCGTGACGACAACGGGTCAACTCACGGCTCACCACACGACGACTGCGTGATGTCCTTAGCCATTGCTAACCAGATGCTTAAGTTCGTTTGGCACGCAGAATACCGGCCAAAGGTTGAGAAAACGCCGTTTAGTATTGACTGGTTTGCCAGCAAAGTGTCCAAGAAGGAACCGGAAAAGTTCGTTATCGGTTCTCATAACGTGTCTATGTAAGAAATGCGCTATGTAATAGGAGATTTATATGGCTTACTGTACCTGCTCAAAACCGATTGACTCCGAAAACGACCTAAAAAGGGGTCTTTGCTTTGCTTGCCATGTTAGGGGAATCACGTTAGGTGTGCCTAACACATTCAAGTCTGGTCAGACAATCCGTGAACAACAGCGCTTCTACGAGGACTCCAACGCATTCAAGAGTGGGAAAATCACCAAGGTGCCCGAGAGGGCGGAACTTATCTGATGGAACCGGTGATATAATGGAACCCATGAACAGATTTACAGAAAAGATTGATAAGTCAGACAATTGCTGGGTGTGGACCGCATCCAAGAATTCAACTGGCTATGGTTATTTCAAGTTTGATGGCAAAAACATTCGCGCTCACCGATTTGCTTATGAACTCTGGGTGGGCATTATTCCAGAAGGAATGCATGTGTGTCACACCTGCGACAATCCCGGGTGTGTCAATCCAGAACATTTGTTTCTTGGTTCCCATCAAGAAAATATGACCGACAAGAAACTAAAAGGGCGCAACAACAATGGAATGCTCAAAGTAACCCATTGCCCACAGGGTCACGAGTACACCGCTGAGAATACAAGATTTCAGGGCAATAAGCGCAAGTGTCGTGAATGCGGAAGACAAGACACTCAAAAAAGGTATTACTCACGCAAGGCCAGCGTATGAGCGACCCCATCTGGTTGACGTTGGCGGTAGCCGTTATCTTAGGTCCGCTGGTAGCGGTTATCCAGAACCTGCGCAAAGAGAACTCAGAGCAGCACTCAGAGGCACGAGAACTTCTACACGAAGTAATTAAGACCGTTGACAAAGTAGACAACAAATTAGAAAAGCACATTGACTGGCACCTAGATAAGGAGACTAAGTAGTGGCAAAAGATAAACAAAGTATTCGTAATACCCGTATGGGCGAAGCCTACATTAACGCTGTAAAGAAATATGAAACAGACAGTGGTTCAGCAGACACACGTGAGCGCGGTGCAATAAGAAAAGACCTTACCGATAAGGGGTTTGACGGCGAGGCATTCAAAGAACTCATTGATGCTGAACTAAAAAAACTAAAACCTGGACAAAAGACATTGTGGAATCCCGGTCGTTTGCCCAACGGTGGCAAGATTGCTGCCGATGGCACCTACGTTCCGCCCGACATGGTTCGTGAAGACGACAAGAAGAGAGACGACTACTACCGGAAACGTCGTGAAGAGGTGGTCAATAACCTACTCGCTCAGAATAAACCACGTGCTGCCACCGCAAAAGAAACCGCAATGGCAAAAGAGGGTTATGCCAGTATTAAAAAGCATTACGAAGCCGCAGGTCTAAGTGGCAACTACGGACTTGGCTCTGATATTTTTGACCAATTTATCATAGGACCCGGACCCTCTCGTCCCGTGATTACCAAGGAAATAAGGAGACTAAGTAATGGCAAAAGACAAGGTTAAAGAAACCCGAGACAGAGTTGCCAAGGTAGCAAAAGCCTGCTCGCCATCTAAGTTGAATGCGTCAACCTCAAAGAAGGCATCCGTTCGTGCCAAACAAAATAAAAAGAGTCTTGAATCGTGCCTAGATGCAGCAATGAAAGCGGTGAAATAATGTACAAGCCAAAGCCAGCGCCAAGACCAAAGCCAACGCCAAAGCCGGTAAAGCCAAGGCCAAAGCCCTACAAGGAAGGATGAGCAATGCCGTATTCCAAGTATTCAAATAAACAAAAGAAACTTGCCAGGGTTGCTGAACCCCGAGACAAGATTACAGAAGCCGACCTTAAGGCGCTTCGTAAAAAGCCAAAGAAGAAGAAGTAATGGCAGCCAAGAAGAAAGCCCCTAAGACTTGTTGGGACGGCTACGAGATGGTCGGAATGAAGAACAAGGGCGGCAAGAAGGTACCTAACTGCGTACCCAAGGGAAAGAAGAAAAAGTAATCATGGCATCTAAAAAGAAGGCACCATCAAGGGTCAATGAGGCTGGTAATTACACCAAGCCCGGTATGCGCAAACAACTGTTTGAGAAGATTAAGGCTGGCTCAAAGGGTGGCGACCCAGGTGAGTGGTCTGCTCGTAAAGCACAACTTCTTGCGTCTGAGTATAAGAAGCGTGGTGGGGGTTACAAAGACTGATGGCTAAGAAAGAATCTCAAAAGTCTTTGGAGAAGTGGACTGACCAGAAGTGGCGCACTTCGGATGGAAAGCCGTCCAAAGGCAAGAAGCGCTACCTACCAGACAAGGCTTGGGATTCATTGTCACCAGCAGAAAAGGCTGCCACTAATCGGGCAAAAGCAGAAGGCAACAAGAAGGGCAAACAATATGTAGCCCAACCTAAAAAGATTGCTGAAAAGACAAAGAGGCATAGATAATGGCATCTGAAGCGTGGACTCGCAAAGAGGGTCAGAATAAAAAAGGCGGCTTAAACGAGAAGGGACGCAAGTCCTACGAAAAGGCTAATCCTGGTTCTGACCTTAGGGCTCCAGTTAAATCTGGAGATAACCCACGCCGTGCTTCATTCCTAGCCCGTATGGGCAATATGCCTGGTCCTGAGCGTGACAAGGATGGCAAGCCCACACGCCTGCTCCTGTCCCTGTACGCATGGGGCGCAAGTTCCAAGGCTGACGCCCGCAGAAAAGCAAAGGCTATCTCGGAACGCAACAAAAAGAAAAAGGATAAAAAGTAATGGCTTCAGCAGACGCAATGGAAAGAGAGATTGAGCGTCGTCGTCGTGAGGAAGAAAAACGCCGTTACGAAGAGATTGAGCGTCGTCGTGCTGTAGAAGAAAGACAACGCCGTCAACAGGCATTTTTTAGGGAGGCCTTAATTGCTGAGGGGTTCATACAACCAGATACCGTTTTGGTACCCACTAGAGAAGAAGATATTCCTCGCATAACCCGGGCTACTGGTCCACTACCAGAACCCAAGAAGAAAGGGTTTGTGGACAACCTGAAGAATCTTGGTGGGACAGTCAAAGACGGCTTTCTATCGTTTGTTCCGGGAACAGAACAATCATATCAACTGGCAGAGGTTCTACAAACTAGACCCCAAGACATCCCTCTCGGTGCAGTAAAGAGCGTTGTCAATACAGGCTCAAATATTGCTGACCTACTCCCAGTGGTTGATACTGGTGAACCTGGCATTAACTATGTCAACGCTTACCGTCGTGGTGAGGGTTTGACAATGGGTGCCGAAGACCTTCTTAACTTGTTTGCCGCAGGAGCAGCGGTCAAGGCAGCAGTACCAGCAGTACGAACCAACATCACTAATCCTGGTGCACGGTTTAATCCTTACGAATATGGCATCCACGTAAACGTTCCTGGTGAAGCAGGAGATATCAGCAAAATTGTTCCCCGTCAGCCTGGACAAGCAACAACGGTTGGTGGTGACTCAATCCCCGGCACAACCTACATGTGGGACGCAACATACCCCACCATTGTTCAAGACATTATGGGTAATCCGCAGATGACCAATACAGGATTTATGGACATGCTTTACGACAATCCGCCCGCTGCCTATTTTACTCGGTCACCACGGGCACGCACTGGCACGGACATCAATGTTCCATCTAGCCCGTCACTTGCCGTTCAGGGAGCACAAAAAGTTATTGAGCAAGTACCACTAACCGAACAGGCGCTCAAGGACCTACTTGCTCGTCGCCGTGTTATGCAAATGACTGAAGATGCAGCAATGCGTAAGATATTCGCAAACTCAGCCAAGGCTGGCATTCCAGGTGCTATCGGTGACAACAACGCCATCTTTGCTGCTAACTACATCCGAGACAAAATCGTTCGCGCACAAGGCAACCCAAATGACCAGTTGTCTGGTTATAGCCCCAATATGTCAATTGACGAAATGTTGGCTGACGAAACGCTCGGTAAGCAGATGAATGAGTTTGCCGCACGACGAATCGCGGGTCAGAAATATAGCCCAGACGTAATCCGTGACCGCATTCTGGCACCGATTGAAGCCGGTGGTGCTCAATTTACCGAAGGTCAATACCGAGCAATTATTCGTGAGGC